ACCCCATCAGCCATTCCACCCAGTTGGGGTTCAGTGTGCCCTTGCCCGGCTGATCCTTGACTGCCATCGTTAGGCCTACCTGTTTGCCCATCGCTATCCTTCGCTGTATTGCTGGGTCGCTCAAGTTCCCTCTGTCCCTGTTGTCTGAGGCGTTCGGTGTCGGCCACATCTTCTTCCTTTCCTGATACTCCACCAGTGCGTCCAACCTCGCTCCGTATTTTACCCCTGTCGTGTTGCTCTGACGATAATACTTTCCGTCCTTCTCTTTGATCGTTCCACTCCCCCCCTTGTAATCTCTCTGGCTCGGTGTCGGCCACATCCTGTTTTCCTCCAAGGCTACCTTCTCCTCTAGGTTTCCTTTGTCCCTCCCTCTCTTCTGTAAGTTTTCTATGTTCTCCGCCATTGCTGATGATGCTCTTGGAGTCGGCCACATCGTTACTTGATCTGCTAGACCCAAGCTGTGACTGTTCTTGCCATCCTTCGACAGTCTTCTGCCTGTCTCCGTCAGTTGTGCGTCCGGGTGTTCTATCTCCTGTGTCGTTGGCGTTGGCCACATCCTGTGAGACTTCTCGCTCGCTTCGTCCGTCACTGCTGCTGGAAGACTCCATCCGTGTGTCCCCTTGATCATGCTCGGACTCGGTTGTTCGTAGTACCCCATCCTCTCCGTTGCTCTCGGTGTCGGCCATAAGCTTTCCGAGGATCCAGATTCTGTCTCTTTTGTGGGGTGCTTCGACACTGCAAGCTGGAATAATAAACGATTGCGTGGCGTAACCTTGGGTTTCCAAGTCAAGACAGACATCGTCGAGTGCCACATTGACGAAGCCACCAACGTTTTCGACAATGACCCAAGTGGGTTTCTTGGATTTAACAATTTCATACATGTACGGCCAGAGGTGTCTGTCATCTTCCTTGCCTTTTTGTTTGCCTGCGAGACTGAACGGCTGACAGGGGATGCCTCCGCAGATGAGGTCAAATTCTTGAATAATTCTTTCTGGTTCATTTCCTATCTCCTTTAAATCTTTATATATTGGTACGTTTGGCCAATGTTTGTTTAATACTTTACAACAGAAGTCATCGAACTCACAAAAAGCAACTGTGTCAAAACCACCAGTCGCTTCTAGTCCCAAGCTGAATCCTCCTATCCCTGAACAGATATCTAATATCTTAATCATCTACTCTCCCTCCTTTTAAAATACATCCTTGTGCAATACCTTCTGATGATTGCCACCACTGTTAACACCCCAGCTTGTGCCAATGAGATGATCAATGCGTTGTGCGTGAACATCAAGCACAAAGATAACACCAACCACACCAAGGGCAGATTGATCGCTGTGCCCATGAACGTATCAGCCACCGATTCTTTGAGTGCTGGCTTGTCTAGTTTAATCATGACAAAAACATGTCATCTGTTCATCAAACAAATCTTGCTCCTTGTATCCAGATTCTTTGCTAATGTCTAGCAAGTCAATGTAAGTGGGGCCATCCTTCCTAAAGGTAGCACCAGCATGATCACCAAACTTTTGTTCTTGTTTGATCCACCAATCTGCCATCTCAGGTCTCTCTTGCAGCAGTTTAACCTTTGTGTCCTTGCCTTTAAGAAAGCACAAATCACAGTTGCCTGCCAAGGTTTTGCCACCAAAGTTTGTTAGGTTTAAATCAAAGTTTTGTTTCTCCCAAAAATTTGTGACATCTTTGACTGTGTGCTTTGCATCATTCATTGGAGTAACATTTGTCCACACTTCGTATTGTTTCATTGCACTTGCTACTCTTCGAGGCTCATCGTATCTAAGGCCAATAACATTTTCCCAGTTTTTGTGTCCTCTAAGCTTTCGCATAAATCTATACATAACTTTTATCTTCAGTTCGCTTGTGCAAAATCTTGTAACAGGATTAGGTAGGTATTTTCTGCGATCCAACAAAGCTTCAAAGGGCTCACCATTTCTGCTTGCTGTTTCGTATGTAACCTCTTTGGTTCGATAGACTGGACGCTCTTCACCAAAGTACAATTCAAGCCAATGTATTTTTACGCCCCACTTCTCAGAGACCTCATGCACAAAGTCCAATGTTTCTGGAGCTTCCTTGCCTGTGTTGGCAAAGGTTACATATACATCATCGGGCAATGTTCCGCCATGCGCTTGTATTATATTCCACAGCATGAACCCAGAAGTTCTGCCACCACTAAAACTAATGAGTGCAGGGCCATCTATTTTGTAAGGGTTATATTCCATATTTTTTCTCTATTTCTACTATCATAGTATCTAGGCTCACGATTCGTCCCAAGGTTTGCTCATTTGATTGTCTTCTAAGTAATACCAAGTGTTCTTACCAGGAATGCTGTGTGTCTTAACCTTCTCGCCAAGATACTTCTGCACATGTGAGACGCCATACCTTGCTGCTCTCTCCCCCGATGCAAGATCGCTTGATTTGAGTGCCTCACGAGCTAACAGCTCAAGCTCTTGTCTTGTATAAAACTTATATGAACTCATAGCACCAGCAATGACTCTAGCTATCTCTACTTCGTCTGGAGAATCTGATGCATCTACCATTCTAAAGAATCCACGCTCGAAGTCGAAGTAGGCCAAATGCTGATCGGGTTCTCTTGCATTACGAGCCTCATAGAACAATGTGACATTAGGTTTCGTGCCTGACAGCTTGACCCCTGAGTCCATCCATCCAGCAAAAGCACTACCACCACGAGCTGACATGAACGACAGATCGTCTGCCCTTTCTTTACCAGTGTGATGAGCAATGATGACTGCTACTTTAAATAGTTCAATAAGCTTATCTATTCTAGATAACATCTCGTGTATCTCTGAGTTAGAGTTCTCTTCACCACTAAAGAAGTTAATAATAGGATCGATCATAACCAAGTCAGGTTTGTGATACTCAATGCTCTCTGCTATAGCATCCATGTCGCTGTCTCTCATAATGTTCTTTCTAAGTCTGCCTGATGCTATTAGGTTTGACTTGCCTAGGTTGTATAGCTCTGGGTCATGATGAAAAGGTTGGTAGTACATCTCGATTCTTTTCTTTAAGAACTCATGAATGATCTCTGCCTGTAGCCACATTACTTTTAATGGCCTACTAAACTGTTGACCCATAAACTCTGTGCCTGTAGTTGCTGAAGCAGCAAACGCTCCAAGCCAATGAGACTTACCAATCTTAGGTTTACCAAGTAGCAATACCCTTGATTGCTCAAAGACAAATGCATCGCCCCAGTATTGTTCGATGCGACTTGAGTCCATTGTGTCCCAGAATGGATCGTTGAATTTTTTTAATCCCAGTGGGTCTCTCTCTACAATTATTTGACTCTTCTGTTTATCAATAGGATCTTCTTGATCCATGATCTCTTTGAGTTCATCTGCCAAAGGTATCTGCCATTGACTGGTGTTCCACTTGAGTATGCCAACATCTACTTCTTCTGGATTTCTTTTTAAATGTCCAGTACAAATGCTGTTGGCTGTTTGCAATACTTCTTGCACGCTCATGGGTGGGTTGTTTGTTTGATTCCAATCCAATGATTTAATAATAACTTCACGCATTCCCCAACCTTCGAGTATCCATTTACCCACCAGGCGAGCAAGGGTATCGTTCCGCATTCCAGATTGCACGCCATCCAATGACAAGGGTGTGTTGTGTGTGGCTGTGATCTTGCCATCATTATTAAAGTCATAGATAACATTCATGTCTTGACTGTTAAGCACAGGCAAGTCATCCATTGAATCTACGATGACACCATTGATCATTTCAAATTTGTAATTGTTTGATGGGCTGACCATGACATAACCGCCCTCTCCTCTGATATCCAATCTGCCTGTAGTGTTTCTTATTGTTAGATTGTCATTGATAGCATAGAAGTAATGATATCCACCGCGAGGTGTCTTTTGTTTAAGGGTTGTTCTTGTTACTTGGCCGGACTCCACGAAATCACACGCCTCTTGAGTATCTGCATCAAGCACAACAAATGTAATGCCTGTGACCACAGCCCAATTGCAATTAGGAAACTCCAAGTACCATTGCTTGATCTCTTGCATTGTTGGTTGCTGGGTTATGTAGTTTGCCCATTTGACTCTTGGTGTTTTAGACCAACGCTTTATTAATACATCCTCTTCTTCGTTTGGATGTCTTGCTTTGAAGTAATCAGGTATAGGATCGTTTCTTGAGCCACAAGGTATAAGATGAAAGTTGTTTTCATAATATGAAGTCAACATATCTCTGCGTTCTTTATTGCGTATGTCGTCTCCAACGAGATCGAAGTTAAGATCTAAGGCCATACTACGACTCTACTTTTCCATAGATGCTTTCCCAATCAAGGGCATGCCCAGTAAGTTTAATTAGCTTCTTTGCTTGATTAACTGAGGGCTGTCTAGCACCATACCTCCATGACCTGATGGTATCAATTGAAACTCCTAGCTCTTCAGCCAAAGTTTCTTCTCCTCGTTTTTGTATGTAATCTTTTAGTTCCATCTCTCTCCTATGTTTAAGGTGACACGCTTTATTTTATAAGGAGGAAACTTATCCTTGGGGATTAATAAGCAACCATTAAAGCGTGTCATATGGAATGATAAGATAAGTTGTACAAAATGTACAGATATTTCTTGACAATGTTTTATTTATCATTAAGATTAAGGTATTGAAGTTTGGAGAAACTAATGACTGAAAAAGATATAACAGAATTTTGCCTTGAAGCTTTGCTAAAGGCTAAGAAAAAGAACCTTACCATGCAGGCTGAATTAAAAGCAGAAAGCTCAAGGTTAGACATTGAAATTGCATCTCGTCCTGAGATACAAGAACACATTAAAATATTATCAAACACCGGGGGTTCTACGAGAGTGCCTCTTAAAAATTTAATTCCATTTGATCTTAGGGTTCAGTACAAAGTTACCAAGACCTGGGATCAAGGACATTTAGCTAAGTGTGTTGCTGATGGACACCACATACCTTTCAACGTTCAGTATGCTGAAGATACTAAAGCTGTAAAGGAATGCAAAGAAAACAATCCAGACCTTTGGGACTTTGTCCAAGAAGGATTGCAAACCAAGATTAATGAGAGGCCTTATGTCCAATTCATTGATCCATTAAAAGGAGAAAACAAATGAGTAGATTAGGAGATTTTTTAATAGACGTTCAGTCAGATTCAGAATTTGTCATTAGCACTTGTAGCAGCTTTGAAGAGTTTTGCAAAAAGATGAAAGACATCAATAGCATGTATTTACCAAGTTCATTATCAGACTTATGGGAAGAACATGTTGGTTCTACTGAAGATAACACCGTGAACTTTCACGACAGGAGACCAAGATGAGTTTATTAAAAACTGTGGAAACAGGAATCAAAGTGCCAGCACTTAAGATCAATGTATCAGGAACAGATGGCATAGGTAAGTCAACTTTTGCATCACAAGCACCCAAGCCAATCTTTGTTAAGACAGAAGACGGGACAAACTTTATTGATGTCCCATCCTTTCCTTTATGTAAAAGCTACGATGATATCGTCAAGCAGATACAAACATTGATTGAAGAAGATCATGATTATAGAACCCTGGTATTTGATACCACTGACTGGGCTGAGAAACTTGTGCAACAAAAGGTTTGCCAGAATCATTCAGTAAAAGGTATCGAAGCTTTAGGTTTCGGTAAAGGTTACACAGAGGCTGCAGAACTTTATCGCAGACTCTTACAAATGTTTGATGAACTACAAAAGAAAAAGATGCATGTCATCTTACTTTCTCATGTGGCCATTAGAACTTTCAATGATCCAGAGCGTGAGCCCTACGATCGTTGGGAGATGAGTTTACACAAGAAGGTATCTTCAATGATACGTGAATGGGTAGACTTCAACTTGTTTGCAAACTACGAAGTATCGACTCGTACTAGTGGACAAGGGTTTAAGGAAACAACCAGAGGCGTGTCATATGGCAAGCGAAAGTTGTTTCATAAATACGCCGCAGCCTTTGATGCTAAATCTAGGGTCGACTTGGGGAATCTCCCATTAGACCTTGAATGGACTGCATTTATGACTGCATTTAAAGAATCTTTAAAATCTAAATAGGAGAAACACAATGTCTGATTTTGAAATTAATCTAACTGACGTAGAAGAGCTAGACCCTAGCTCAATAGGTCCCATGCCAGCAGGCGATTACGAAATGGTTGCACTAACCTGGGAGGCAAAGACAGCTAAAAGTTCAGGTCATAAAATGATCAGCTTAACTTTTGAAGTTGTTGGCCCCAAGTTTGCAGGCAGAAAAGTTTGGGAAAACATTATGCTTGAGGGTAATGGTTTGAATGTATCCAAGGGCAAACTTCGTAACTGGAGAAAAGCCATGGGTATGGATCCAGATGTAGATAACTTTAATCTACAAGCTTTGGAAAGCATGATGAAGATTCCTTTTGGCGCTACGCTTCGTATAGAAGAAGGTCGCGACAAAGGAGATGGAACTAAGTGGGAAGATAAGAATGTAATTGGTAAGTTTGCAGCAGGAGCTCCAGCTACCAAACCATCTTCTCCACCACCTACTCCGGATAAACCAGAAGCATCATCAGACGATGATGGGTTTGACTGGGATAAGTAAATGAGTTTCGTTGACGACCTACACAACCAGGTTAAAAACCTGCAAGAGAATGGAGAGAGTAGGGATATCAATGAATTAATCGTGCGAGTAG